GGTGGGAAAGCAAAGACTTGCCACACCGCGTTATCAACTAAAGCAGTTGCAATCGTGGTTCTAAGAGTAGTGAGCGCAACTGGCATTATCCGACCATCGAACGCGGATCAAGGGCGTGAGCTATAAGCCCTCTCACCTTTGCTAAGAGTTGTGCTGACATGCGATAAGGAGAAGGCTGGAAATCGATTGTGTTAGCACCATTAAGAGTGGTTGTGCGAGCCTGCCAGATTTCTACGCTTATCATCAACGCCGCATTCTGCACAGCTGTGTCTGTTGTCCAGTCTGTGTAAGTTTCCCCACTTACTGTGCCATAAGGCTCGATAGGGTGTTTCTTTGTTGCAGTTGTGTGAGTTGTTGCCATGCTGATGGAATAAGTATCTACGGCTGTGATTGTCTTTGATCCATTGAACTTTGTGCCAGAGTTGGAAATAGTTACAGTTTGACCTACATAAAAAATTTCTAATACTTCAATGTCAAAATATAAAGTTCCTTCGCCAACAATGTTGCTGTGTGCTATTGAGAACCATTTAGGAGCCCATAGCATTGGAAGTAGGACTGCATCTGATGCGTCACACACTTCCTGCAAAACGGCATCTGTGTACAACGTACCGACTCCAAGCGTTGTGCGGAGTTCTGAAACAGTTGTCAATGCCATGTGCAATCCTTTCTAAAGACTGGGAGTGGAGCAAGGGCTGCGCCCCACTCCCAGCGACTTAGTTTCTAACTTATTAAGTTAGGTTGAAACGGCGTAGGCCACCTGCAAAGACGGCTTGCGCTGCGATATAACCATAAAGTGAAATTTCAATCTCGCCTGTTGTTGGCACGTTAGTTGCCAATGTTAGAGCAGGAGATTCAAAAATTTCGATGGAACGTGGCTCGATGATGAATGCTGACTCATCGATTGAAGTTGAAACCATGTTTGGATCAACATAGTAATCAAGACCAAGCACGTTGCCGCGGATTGATGTTGGGTTTGCAGTTCCGCCAGCATTCATTGTTGTTGGCTGAGCATTGTAAATTGGACGACCAGTTGTGTCTGTTGCGCCGAGAAGCGTAGACCAGATAGAAGTTCCTGAAACGAATGCACTAGCTGTGCGCTTTGTTGCATTGTAAACAGCTGGTGACTCTGTTGATACGAATGAAATCAAGCCAGCAGAATCTGCTGCTGTTGCTGTTGCTTGTGTTCCGCCTGCTGTAATTTGTGCAATTACATAAGCATCAGTTGCCTGAGCATAGCCATCACGGAGATTAGCGAGCATAATTTCATAAAAGCTAGGGTCAGATCGATCAAGGAGCTCGACGCTGTAGCGTTGGAAGCCCATTTTTTTGATTACAGTTGCGTTTACATAGCTTGAAGTAATCGCTGTTGTTCCAGTTGGATCGCCACCTTCAGCTACTGTTGCAGCAGTCGCATTAGCTGTAATCTTAGGAATTGAAACTGTCATTCCATAAGTGCTAAGTGGACGTGAACCACCGCAAGCTTCGATAACTGGACGATCTGCATTTGTGTTTGTTGCAACATCGCGCACATATGAAACTGGTGAGAATGCTGGGTTTGTTGTGAATGAATCATCTGCTGCCAATACATATTGACGTGAATCTTCATTTCCAAGCTTTGCCTTAATTGTGTGTTCTAAGTATGATCCACCGCTAATAATTGGTGAACGTGGCTTTGTGTAAGCCATTGCTGTAACAGTTGGGCGAGCAGCTTCTACCGCCGGTGCTTCAACTGGTGTTGCTTCGACGGCTGGAGTGGTATTTTCCACGTTGGCTATCTCGCTTTCTGTTGGTTGGGTTATTTCTTCCACGACAGATTCTTCTGCCGCTATATCAGTAACTTGTGCAGACTTAAAGGCTGGCTCTGTTACTAAACTGACTTCGACTAAGCGAGCAGCGGATACATAAGTCACGCCGTCCTTAACCTTTGATTTAAGAACTTCAGCACCAATGCTGAGTCCAGATTGCAATCCTTCTTCTGCAAGGATTAAAGCTTCTGTGCCGCGTTGTGAACGACTTACGGAAAATACAGCGTCAATAGAATTTTCTGACTCAGAGAAGGAAACGGCTCTTCCCAAAGGGCGTTTAATGTCATGCTGACTAAGAAGCTTGATTGACTTAGCATCTGGAATCTCGATTGATCCCGATTCAAAGATTACCTTGCCATAATTTGTCGAACCTGCTTCAACGTTCAACGGCACAATTTTGCCAGAGATCGTGCGACTAGCGGAATCCGCTACAAGTTCAGCTGTAAGGGTTACGATTTGGTTCATTCCATACCATTGCTTCCGTTAGGAGTTAGATCGGTCATTTCCATAGCCTGTTCCTGGTTAATCAAGTTAAGTGCTAGGAGTTTTTCAATTACTGCAAGTTCTTGCATTGGGTCTGTGCGCAAGAAGTTCTTGTCAATATCAAATTTGATGCAATTACCGCGAGCAGTAATATCATCCATCGACAAGCGATCTTCAATCGCTGTAATGAACGGCTGTAGAGATAATGTCAAGAATTGCTTGCGCTCATCTTGCACATTTGAATAAGTCATTGAGTTGTTCTGATCTGCTGAAACATAGTAAGCAGGCACATTGCACAATCTTGCGCATTCTGTCGCCAAGTTGAAAATTGCTTCCCCGTACATCATGTCTTTAGGTGAAAATGCAACTGGGGTGTATTCCAAAGTTGATGTGAGATAAGCAGTTGAACGATTGTTGCGAGCAGTTTTCCATGATGCAAGTAAGCCTTGAACTTCTTTAGGGTCTAAGTCTGCGCCATTGTTTTTAATGTATCCAGTTGCCATTGGAGTAGCTGCTGCGACTGCTGCCGCTTTCTGGACATCGATCGCTGCGCGGATTGTTGCAACGCCGGTATTGAGAATGCCATCGCCTAATGACTGGAATGTGATTAAACTTCCCAAGCCATCCATTGGCAATGTTTTTCCATCGACCGCATAAGATTGAACATAAGTGTTTGTGCTATCAAGTTGTACTGTAACTCTGGTGTTAGCAATCCACTCAAACTTTGCTGGCCTGCCATCAAAAGAATAAACCTCTACGACTTTCCAGAAAGCCTGGCCATAAAATAATAATGAATCAACAGTCCACGCAATAGTTACTGATCGTGGTTGTGAATATGAAGGTTGCTCTAACCATGCTGGTGAGCCAAGCTCTTCATTTGTAGATTTGCGATACAACTCCATTGGAATTGCACCAATAGTGCCTGCAATTAAATTGCGACATCTTTGAATTGCTGGAACTGAGATTGCATCGTTTCTGCTTACATAAGCAAATTGAAACGGCATTGTATAAGCTGCATACTCGCCTAAAACTTGGGGTGCTGATTGTGCTTCGAGTAAAGGTTTAGTTTGTAGTCCGAATGTTTGCAATAAGCGACCCATTTAGACATCTTACCATACTTTGTCTAATTCTTGACAATTAAGGGGTGGTGTGTCTAGGCAACAATCATTGGCTTGGATTGTGGCTGAGATAGTTTGGCTACCAACATTACTAAACTGATTGGCGCAACGATTGGCCCAGAACTTGCTTTCCTAACGATACGCCATGAACTGTCTGTGCTTTTTGCTCCGCAATTGTTCATCTGCTGATCTAAGACTTCTTGTCCGGCATGTGCTACTCGTTTGTTGTCAATAGCATCTTTAAGGGTTGAGCAAGCGGCATAGAAGTCTGGCCCGACTATTGTTTCTACCATTACGCCTGCATTCTGTAATCGCTCAGCTACTGCGAGTGTGGAGTATCGATCGTACAGAACTAAACGCGGTTTGTACTGATCGCACCATCCTTTGATATCGGCTGCAATCTTTAATTCATCAACTGAGATAGGAGATTCCCAAGTCTGGACAAGTGAAACGCCGATTCGACCATCTGGCAAGATTTGACCTGCCATAAGAGCTGCGTTCCTTCTGCTCATGTCAATATCAAAGCCGAACATGGTTAATGGCCCAGGGAACATTTCCATAGAACGATCACAGATATCTTCCCAAGAATTAGGCGTCCAGGGTGATGTCAATGACGAAATCCATTGGCAAAGGGTTTCTGTTCTAGCAGCTTCTATTGTGGAAGTTGCAATCGTTTCTTCAATTGCGGTTTCATCGATGAGATAGCCAAGACTGGGGTTCGCCATTGCCCACGCCTTACGATCCCAAATATCGCAGAATGCTGGTGCTGAGTATTCGTAGAACCCCAAAGACTTGGGCGGATAACTAAGACATTGCTCATGCAAGTCATTTAGGACTTTGCTAAACGCATCACCGGCATTGGATGTAAATATGCGCTGAGAATTAGGGCGCGTTAATGTAACGCTCTTTGAAGCATCCATTGCAACTTCTGATACTTCGCGTAACTCGTCAATCCACAGCAAATCAGCTGTGCGACCACGCGCTCCATCAGATGTAGCTGCAACAACTTCTATCTGGCCACCAGATTCTAAGATTATGCGTTCTTGACCATTGGTTCTATAAACGCCTTTCTTGACGCTGCCACCTTTAAGTTGAGCAAGAAGGAAAGCATTGCGTTCTATGATATCTACCATGATATTAAAAGATTTCAATGCCATTGATCTATTAGATGACATAATCAAGATATCTTTCTCGCCAAAGCAGAACAGGCCAGCCAATACACGCATTCTTGCTAAATGGCTCTTTCCGGACTGCCTAGCAATAAGCAGTAATATGCTGCGCTTGATAAACATGTTCTTAGCGTCCACAGTAAGCATGTCTTTTAAGATTAGCGATTGCCACTTTAATAATGGCATCCCAATACTCTCAGCAAATTTCTCGACCTCATCAACGCGAGATTTACCTTTAAGCCAGGGGCTATGAAGCCTCGGTTTCAAATCCCCTACAAGCTTCTTTTTAGATTTGGTCGATGTTGTCATAGTTCTGGTTTAGGTTGCCCAGACATTGGACCAGCCTGGACTGTGCTGGTGGTTTTCGGGTACAAATTGCCCGAAAGAACAGGGGGGTGGGGTTTCGTGCGTAAAAAAACGCCTTCTGATTTGCTTCCTTTGCGTGAGTTACAAGGCGCACAGCAGGCTAAGAGGTTCTCCATCTCATGCCCACCGCCGGACTTGCGTGAGATTCTATGATCAACCTGTGTTGCAGTACCACCACAATACTGACAGATGTAGTCATCTCGCTTCAATACCCTGGCTCGTTGATCCTTCCATCGCTGCAAGCCAAGCTCTCGATGTGCTGGGTTCAATGCCATCCCTTACGCTTCCAATGATCTAAGGCTTTGCATGTGTTGGGTTGCTTACCTTCATGAGTCATAGTGTAACCGTACCTATGGCCTATGTATCGTAAGCCCCAATCAATCTGCTCTAGTGGGTTAGCATCCTTAAGCCATTCGCTCTTACCCTGTGGTATCCCATAGACCTGGTGTGTACCTTCTAAGTTACCTACTGCTTTCCAATTCCAGGCACTTTCTTTTCCATATAGGAATGCTAAACATTTGTAATTCTTTACTGTTAATTGTCCTTTAGCATAAGCCTTTGATGTAAGTCTTTTATTAGGATCGTTTGTCGCACTTGCTGCTGAAACCATGTTGAAGCATAGAGCTGCCCCTAACACGATTGCTACCGAGCGAGCTATGCCCTTAGGGGCTCGCTCTGAGCACCTGATGTGCTCTAGCCCTCTGAGTGTACTGGTCATGTCAAGACCTCATTTCATAGTAAATTATGACAAAGTAGGACATATTAAATATGTGAGTTACATCACAATAGAATCAAGTATTTCCTTTCCAAGCTCATAAGGAATCATCGATCGTAATCTTGATCCACCTTTACCACCGCCACCGATACCTTGTGTACCAGTATCAGAGCCACGCTTAGCTGAGTTATGGCAATTCATGCCAGCTTTACACATTGGTCGTGGTGTCCATACTTGTAATTCACCCCATATGTCTGTTGGTTTCATTCTAAAATCACCATACTGACAATAGGTAATAGTTCTGCGTGTAAGCCCTTGAACTACTGGTTGCTTCCTAAGCATTCCTCTAGGGTTTTCCATAAGCCACCCTATTGTTGGCTTCAAGTTTTTAATAAGCTGCAATGTGTATCTTACGCGTTCAATGCCATCTAGAGTCTTTTGATTCTTCGGTTTAGCTACACCATCCTCATAAGTCCAATAATGACGGATTGAAGCTACTGAGAATGTTTGGCATGGTGGACTAGCCCAGATGAAGTCAGGCTGCCCATATTTGTCAATCAGATAGTCAGCTGTGAGCTGTAATATGTCACGCTCATCAGCTTCAAAGTATTCGTCTAGCTCAACCTTAATAACTGTGTGACCAGCATCCTCGAAAGCTTTAGTGCTCGATCCTGTGCCAGAGAAGAAGTCGTAAACAATCATTTATTGTCCGTACTGTAGAATCCCTTGCCTTTGAAAACTAAGCCAGGTGCAGAATAGATGCGATTAGCTTGTGCGCCACAGCTGGTACATCGGACTAAATCGTGATCCATAGATAGTTCTAACTCCATTTGTGTGTTACAGATTGGACAGCGATAGTCATACATCGGCATTAACGGCTTCTTCTTTCCCACAGGCTTTGCACTCCCAATGTTTAACTTTCCAATTACCACAATCAGTACATCTGATTAGTGCCTTTTCCCAGTCAATATCACCTGGAATCTTTGTGTAGCCTGCCTTGCGTAATAACTGCACCAAATCGACTAATGACAACATACAGACGAACTCACCGACTGATGCTTCCCCTTGACCATTAAGTCTGAAACACGCAAAGCCAAGCTTCCCTGATTTGTCTGTGCGTGCTTTGATTTGGCGTAGTGTCCCTTTGATGTCAAGTGAGTTACGAGCCTTAATCTCGATGTCGAACGGAACATTGAGAATGTCCTCGCCTTGACCACGACCGACACTAGCTGCGTGCCACCATTGCTGCAAGTACATGGCGACAATGCGTTCGGTCGCATAACCTCTATGCTTGCGCGATTGGCTTGCCATTAACGGCATGACATTTCAGACAGCGTAGGAATACTTGACCATTAAACTCTGGAGTAATAGCCAAAGGCTCATTGCATAGATCGCAATAGATAACAATAACCTCTGGTTCTTCGAACTCTCCGCCCATGATTGTCGCTCTGCCATTGTCATAGATTATCATTTCACCCATTATCTATACCAGCCTTAATTTCTGTGGTTTCCAAGTGCCGTTAGGCCCTATCTCATACCAACGAATGTCTTCGCCCTTTAGGCATCGATCCATTTCACCAGTAGCAGCTGCTGGACACTTAAAGTGACCCCATTGCTTGCCCTGCTTACTAGTGCCAGAAGCCCAGTGCATTTCACCATGTGGACAACGCGGCACATCTTTGTCAGTAGTGGCACCTATAATGTCCTTCACCGTTGCCACAGCTTCTTCTGCTGTTATTGGCATTGCAACGGTTTTAATCGTCCAGGGATCGTCTTCCTTCTGTACTGGAATATAATCTTTTGTCACAGACATCTGAGTCTTGACAACCTTTGTCATTTCCTCTCTTGAAGCTCTCTTGCCTTTAGCCGCGTAATTTGCGTTTGCAAGCGCCCTAGCGATTGCTGAAGTCTCGCAGTTTTCCAGCGCGCTAGTAGCATTGACACCTCTATCAGTAATCTTCTCCTCAGCGAGTCCTGTGGAGTACGCAACGCTATCTGCAAAAGTCCTATATAAGTATGCTTGAACAATATATTGTCCATTTTGGAACGAAATGAGTTCTGTAGCCACGCGACCATCTGGATTGTCCTTCCACCACTTATCGAGTCTTACTTCACATGTTTCATAATCTTGCAAGTTAAACATATAACTCATCTTCTTCCGTTTGTAGTTGTACTGCTATTGCTAAATACGCTATTGCGTCAATGTAAGAATCTGTGTGGCTTGGCGATTCTTGGATGCGTGAGAGCTTGACTTCGACCATTGCAAGTGCAGCTTGAGCGTCTGTGATTGGGAAATCAAATAGATTGGATAACCTTGCAGATATCCTACCCTGGTTAATTTTCGGATGACCGTAGACCTTGCCACGATCTTGCATGATGTCGATTGCATTGATGAGTGCCTCTGTCGCTCTCATTTATTCTTTCCAGAATTCTTGTCGAGAGATTGAGCGACCGCGTGTATAACCTTCTCGAACTCCATCTTTATGGCCAGTCCAGTACCAGATGAAACTAGTAGCGAACATGACCCCAATGATTCCTAGTGCCTGTATCCAAATCATTATTGCCCTTTCTTGTAAGCAGCCCTTGCTTACCAGAAGAGTGTGACACAGCTAGTGTGATTTACCTGGTTGATTTTGATAACGAAATGGTAACAATTCTGAGTCATCCATGTGCGTATCTACATCACGCTCAATATCGTTATCGAGATCGTCCATAGCGTTTGCCTGCCACAATAAAGGTGCCATCCTTTTCAAGGTTAATGATGCTGACCTGCACATTTGTGCCAATCTCCTCGATGATAATAAAGGCTTGCTGCCAGTTCATCGTGCCTTTAGTGTAATGAGCCTGCCTGACATCCATAAGATGCCCTGCTTCCCACCCACGCAGGATACGGCCTATACGGCCTCCAGAAGCCTCTGTAAAGGCCGATTGACCTGCCCTGTGAGTGTGTCCACATATAACGCTAATGCCCTGCCTACGAGCCGCGTCAAGGGCTGTAAGACCAGGTGTAGGCTTTACGCTACCTTCATCGCCATGAACTGCCACAATGCCCTTAGCAATGGCGTAAGGCTTCTTGTGGTAGGTAATTCCTAGTTCATCGAGTTTCATAAACTTCTCGAAGCGCAACTCTGGTAATGCCAAGAATGCAGGAATCTTCTTCATCGTTACATTGTAAAGTCTGTCTGTGTGATTGCTACGAATCATATGAGCTTCTTTAGCATGCTCGACTAATGACCAGAGAACCTCTACTGCTTCATCTCTATCAGCAGCTAGTGTCTGCTCGTACCACCCTGGTGTGTTCTCTGTCCATCGGGATATTTGTGGGAGATCGATTTCATCTCCAAGTGTAACAACAGAATCGGGGCGGTAAGTCTTAATAAAACTTGCAACATTCTTAACTGCTACTGGATCGTGATAGGGAACTTGTAAGTCTGGAACTACTACAGTTCTTTTCATTCATCCTCATCGTCATACCAGTCTGGCTCTGGGATATTTGGGTTAATAGGCGATGGAAGTATCCATTCAGGATAAGCCTGTTTCTCTACAATGATGGCAAGTGCCAAATCAACATCGAAGCCTGCGCGGCGTAATGCACGATACATTTCATGCACTCCGATAGCCCACGCATCTAACTTGGAATAGCCTTCATCCACAAGCTTCTTAGTTGCTTTTCTTGCCATGAGATAAGTGTCACCTCTCCAGAAGAGTTATTATTGTTTCGACACGCCCTTCAAGTCGATTCAATCTATCGTTCATCGATGAACCACCATTTGGTTTTAGTTCATTTAAGTAATGCTTTACTAGCCAGCGGATTGATCCGACAAAGCCAGTAACGATTGAGATGCCTGCAACTGCGAGAGCCGCCCAGTTAAGGGCAGTCATTACTTCTGAATGCCTAAACCTGAGTCGTTAGGATTTAACCAACGAATAACTGGTGGCAAGCATGATGAAAGTCCGGCAGCAAGTAATGCCTTTGGCTCTGTCACACCAGCTGCTGCAAGTGTTAGTACTGCTACTAAGAATGCTCTAGCCCATGAGCCTGCTGCTGTTTTAAGGTCTTTCATTTGTTGTTGCTCCTAGCATCGGGATGTCGAACCAGCGACCATTCTGATCGCCTTCTTTAGTGAATGAAATATGGATGTGATGATCGTGGCGGTTAATCCCATCATAAGGACGCCAACGCCAAGCTCTTTTAGAGGAAGCGATCTTGCCTGCATAGATGATGTAAGAAATTCTCTTCTCACCTGCTTTGGCGCATAGGCGTATTTGGTCGGCAAGATAAGCACCTGTGCTGGGGCGTGAGTCGAAGTCCTTATCCACATCAATAGCCCTGACGATTCCGTTAGACGGATCGGGATTGTGGTCACTCTTACGATTGGCGTGTGCGGCATCGCCTATCCAGCCATCAGACTTTCTATCGCGGTCAGGAAAGGAATCATCAATCTGCTCACGAAGTTGTTGCCCTGCTTTACAGAGAAGCGGCTTCATCAAGACTCTTTAGATATGCCTGATAATCAGAGTTTGCAGGGTCATTAGGAATTACCCAACCATCTGAACTTAAAATGTAACCGTTTTCTAAGATTTGATAAGTGATTTCCATATTACAACTCCGAACTTGCTACATAGTGATAGAACAACCCGTTTTTGCTTGTGCCTGTTTCGTAAATTCTAAATCCAGTATCAGAAATTGGGTCTAAACTTCCTGTTTTACCAGCAGTTAAAGTTCCTGCTGTGTTAAAAGAACTTACTTTGTTTATAGTTCCTGCTGTATCATAAACAGTTACAGAAGGAGTATTTCTTTTTGTTACCTTAAAAGTAGTAATAGGCGCTACATAACCCGTTGTATCTGCTCCTGATGCGTTTCCACTTATTCCTGTTGTAGTGGCAGTACCAATGTTAGTTCCTTGTGCATAGGATTTTTCATAATACCTTTGGCAAGCCGCCAGTTCACCTTGAATAGTTCCTGTTGCAGTTTGGAAGGCTGTGGCTGTTCCCACTTCTAACTGCACTCCAGTTATTTCAAAGTAGTCATTTGTGCCAGCAGTTCCAGTAGTTAAATAATAAATATTTACGCCAACTTCTGTTGCGGTTGATGCAACAGTTCCAGCAAAAGTAAAACGTTGCCACGTTGCCGTAATGGTTGCTGTGCTGTTAATTGGGGTTGCTGATCCTGTATAACTGTTGATGTTTTGGTCTGTGCCTGTGCCAGTTTTTAACTGAACACCTAATTGGCTTGACGCATCTGAAAAGTTAGCACCCTTTCGAGCATAAAAACTCAACGTTACTGCTCTGCCAGCCAAAATTGCGCTGCTAGAAGTTTCCAAAGATTGCTGAATAGAGATAAATCCATTGGCAGTCACGCCACTGTTACGCTGAACTCTTGCACAATACTGAATAAAAGGCAGATTTGTTGTGTCGCCTGTTGTTTGTCGGCTTGTTGTTGTATTAACGCTAGCCGTTGCAGTCTGAATTGCCCAACGGTCAGCCACATAAGAATTGCTGCCACCGTTAACGGCTATTGAGGTTCCACGCTGCCAAATTGCCATTGAAGAGTTAAGCAAATTATTTTTACCAGCAGTATAAGCAACGCTTGAACCAAGAAGGTTAATCGTGCCAGTAATATCATTGACATCCGATGCGGAATAGACATCTCCATCCGCGTACGAAACTTTCATTGGCCAGCCTGTTGCCATTAGCACACCTCTTTCATAGGGTCAATTCTAGTACATAACATCGAGTAAAGGTTCTTGCGTAGCGATTGTGGTTGTCCAAGTATTAGGGGTGATGTTGTGAGCAATTCCCTGCACTTGCAGCTTCTTCTGGATAGTCGATCCACCAGGTTGCTCATTGGTGATGTCTACTGTGTTAAAAAAGTCAAGGCTGAGAGCTGCTGTAATGCCTGCTGAATATGATGGAGTCATTAAATCTAGGGTGATAGTTTCAATGCGGATAGAAGTTTCTTTACGGCTATCCACATAGGCGGTTGCTAGACTGAGCGCAACGGGGTCTGTCTGCATGAGCATATCTGTAGCTGTAATAGATCGTGTGAAGTATTGAGCAATCGATGTGGCATCTGAATAAGTCTGTGCTGTGCCACCAATTCGAGTCACAGTTGCTTTGTTCACGATTGTCTTGTCATCGAGTGCAAAGGTAATTCCTGCATAACTAATGCCGCCAGTTTGATTAAATACTGTTGGAGATGCGGCCTGTGCATCATAGACATATTGGCGACCCTTAAAGGTTGCCACGCCATTCTCATCAATGTAGAACGCGCCCTGCTCTGTAAACTCAGCAGTCTGTATTGCTTCTAATACTGTGCGAGTTGTGCCAGGATCAACGACACAAGTCGTAGCACCTGTGCCAATGCTCGTAAATGCTGGTGGCCAAGCAATCATGGTCAAGATAGATTGAACGCGTTGAGCAGTTGTCTGCCCTGCTGTGCCACCTGTAACTGTGGTGACATTGGAGTTGTAAAACAGGCGGAATGCGTCATAACAGATAAAGGTCACATAACCTGTTTCCTGACCTGTCGGGTAGGTATAGCGATATTCGGTAATGTAGCCGCCAAATAAGCCATAGGTTGTCGCGCCATAGATAGCAGATGCCTGTATCTTTCTAAGTGGCTGTAATAGCCCGTAGTAGGGGCTAGAAGTGTTCTGTGGATTCCAGTCACCATCTGGATCAATAACTCTTATAGTTGCTGAACCTGACTCATAATTATCTTGTAGAAGGTTGCGACCTCTTCGAGTAGAGATGTTAAGAGTGCTGGTAGAAACATCGACAATTACAGGAACACTAGAAGCTAGTTCAGCAAAGCCTAATTGTGATGTACCTAAGATAAAAGGATTTCCAAAGGATGCTCCACCAGAAAGGTTTATCTTGACAGATATTGTTGCTGGTAATGCCATTATCTAAACGCTGTCGTATAGGAGATTGGGATTCCGGAAGCCTGGTTATTATAGATACCCTGAGTAATAGCTGACACTAGATCGCGCTCTGTGGTAACTGAGCCTGCAACATTGACTTGGATATTAGTTGTAGCAGCTTCGGCTTGTCTAAATGTGCCTGCGCTAAATCCCATAGATACGGCTGTGCCAGGAATGCCGCCAGATACTGCTGTGGGATCGTTAGAAGCAAAGGTCGCACTTGATGCAACTTGTGCTGATGAAATTCCAAGTATTGCCATTAGCTTGGCTTGTTCAACAGCAATCTTGTCTAGCAATGCTCTGATAGATGCCAGAATGGCTTGACGAAATGCTTCCATCGCATCAGTTGTTTCATTGGCTTTCTTAATCTGTCCAGCCAAGGCTGCGTTCTGATCGTGAATAGCAATAAGGGATAGCAGACGCATCTTTGTTTCGCCATCAGTTGCCTGATTCATTGCTGAGAATAATCCAATGCGTTCGATGTCGAACTTCTTCTCTAGTTCTAGAAGGGCTAACTGGTCGCCTGTGAGAGTAAGTTTTCTACTGGTGTTGTCATTATCAATCTTAGAAAGGGTGTTCTTTGTTTTAGCAAGTTTAAGTGCATCGGCATTGGCTTTGTCAATGGCTTTGCGTTGTCCAGGCGATTGCGCTGGTGTTCCAGCCATTGAAGCCTTGCGATTAGAACCAAGTCTAGAAAGAAGTCCTAGGCCTGATACTTGACCGCCGGCTGAAATAATATCGCTGAGAAATCCTAAACCTGGGATAGATTTCAATTTGACTGCAAGGACTGTAATGCCTGTAATGACATTGCCAATCTGTGTCGCAAATCCTTCCATAGCAGTTGTTGCTCCGCCAATGCCTTGCTCGCCTGCAATAAGTTGCATGGAGTCAAGAAGGTCTTTGCCAATAATTTCTTTAGCATTGTTAGATGCAATAGTTAATTTGTTAAGCGATCCTTGATAGCCTTCAGAAGCAGATAAAGCCTGGCCTGCAAAGAGTTCTGTCAAGCGTTCTTGGATTTGCAAGAAGGAACTAGTGGTTAGTTCTACTTTAGATAAGCCAACACCTAAGCGACCAAGTGAAGCATTGTTGCCTAAGTAAGCCTTCTGTAATCCCTGAGAAACGGTTGTAAGGTCTTTGCCTGTGCCTGCGCTTATATCTAAAGCAAGATTGAGAAGTTTCTGAGATTCCGTAATTGATGAAGTTGCTCTAAGAAACCGATCCATGGCCGGACGAAGTTGATCATCGAGAACACCTGTCTGCTTTTCTAGTCTAGAAATATATTGATTGACAGATTCTGAAGCACCTAAGTAATCAAGATTAAGATTTTTTAGAGTCATGCCTAATGATCGAGCAGCGTTCTCATCAGCTGCGAAAGCCTTAACTGCCTGCTTGCTGTAATTGACTAGGGCAGTTGCTCCGAATGCAATACCAAATGTCGCAGCAAATTTGCGAACGCTTTTAGTTAATTTGTTAAGGGCAGTTTCTGCTTGCTTAAAGCCTTTGGCATCTAGCTTCGACCCAATAAAAATCTCTGGTAATGCCATTAGGCTGCCTTCCTAAATGTGGTTGTTTTGCTTCTAGCCATAAAAGTTGTTGTTGCTTTGTCAATGGCCCGCATCGCTGCGCCTTCTGCTAATCCTCTGGACTCAGCCCAAGCGCGATAAATTAAGCGGCCTCGACCTTTAAGACTTGACACAATTGGTGGCAAGTTATTTATGAACTGTTCGCCTGCTCGCGGATTAGAAGAGTGTGAGAAACGATGGCCTTTAGGGCCTTTAGGGCCAGCCCAAGGCTGACCTTGTGGGTTTTTAACGCCTGCCTGCTCATAGATTGCACCAGCAGCAGTCTTATTAAAGACTTTAGCCATGCCAGAGAACCCATTGCGATTTATCTTGGTTGGACTAGTTGAGAAACCAATGCCGCGCTTAATTGTGCCAGAATCATATTTAGGAAATTCTGCGCCCGTAGATTTGCTATTGCTCCAATTGCTCATTGGGTCAGATTCGACATAACCCCTGGCTCTAGTTACAACTGGAGATAACGCCCTGCGAAGTTCTGCTTTTAACTCTTTGTCTAAATCCGGTGCAAAGTTCCGCAATGCTTTTCGTAGATCAGAGTTACCTCTTAGTTCTACGGTTTGCATCCCTTATCTCCTTTGCTTCATCCTGTAGAACCTTGATTAAGTTCTTCAGCATTACATCATCTAGCTCTAATAATTGTTGTGGCGCGATCCCGAGTCTGACACTTAATTTAGCAATCAGATAGGTGATCGAGTCGCGCCCTAAGCCAAAGGGTCATCATCTAGTACTTCAACGCTAGTCAAAGTTTCGATGAATCCTTCCCCAAATGGCTTAACAGTTTCACCCGAACGGCGGATACATTCCCAGGCAAGCCAGAAGATGTCGCTTTGCTTCTGATCTTCGATGAACGCTTTGTGAAAGCCCTTCTTAGCGTGAATTTCGAAACCATACTGCACCAATGGAGTAATTGGGTATTCGCCAACTTGTCCATCTGCCCTTGTTACTTTTAACTTTGCCATGCTATGCCCCTTTGTTTGTTATTACGCTGTTGTAATTACTACTGTGCCATTCACATTCCATGTGACTGACTGCATGCCAATATCGCCAACTGCTCCGTTAATATCTTGAGTTCCGTTGATTAAGCAAGTCATTGTGTAGAGTGGATTTGTAGCTGAAGTAGCTGCTGAAGTCTGCTTCAAAGTAACTGTGGTTGATGTTCCCCAGAGGCCTTGAAGAGTTTGAAGAACTTCTGATGACGCTGTGTCATTTAGAAAGTCAATTGTTACAGAACTTTCTTCTAGGCCCTTAACGGCTTTTACCCCGTTATCGCCCATAGCCGTGATAGCCAGTTCTTGAAAGTTTCTGTTAAGAGTTACTGCCGTTACATGGTCAGAGAGGTCAACAGCATTAACTGTAACTACCACGCCATTGTTTAGAAATACAGCCATTGTTTATTCCTCATCTTTCTTAGTTGTTGGCTTTGGTGCTGATGGTGCTACCTGCCCGATCTTGATCAGGAAGGCTTCTAGCTCTTTGTCATAATCGGACATACTAGCTCCAGGTTGTTAGGACGGATAGAGATAACTCACAGGTAAGCAGGTCGCCCGATGCCGCGTTAAGAACGCTTGGCTGGCTAACTGCACCCACATTATAAACTATGGATGATGCTGCGAGTTTATTGAACACGCCAACTAAGGCTGTTTCAATTCCATTGAGATTGCCTTCATTATCAAATAGCGGCACAGTAATGATTATCTTAAAGTTCGCTGTAGGTGCAATCGTGTTGTGCTGGTTATTATTTGGTTCTAGATATGGATCAGAAGGTGCAACGATTACTGAGTTAGCCAAGACTGTTGCCGGTGGGAAAGCAAAGACTTGCCACACCGCGTTATCAACTAAAGCAGTTGCAATCGTGGTTCTAAGAGTAGTGAGCGCAACTGGCATTATCCGACCATCGAACGCGGATCAAGGGCGTGAGCTATAAG